CACCCTTGTGGCTCTCAGAGTTGGGACCTAAAGTTTTGGATTTTGTATGGAGGTTGTTGCCTTGGAGCGGGAATTCATCCCGTTGTAAGTCGACCCCTGTATTAGATGCACTGGGTGTCCTTAAATTGGACACAGCTTGTGGGTTTCCTTATGTTGAGCATACAAAGGGTGATTTTCTGACTGTTCAAAATCAATTGAACCTTATTGAGAATCTTTTCAATTTTGAGACTTCTCCACCCTACACTACTGGTGCATATAAAGTTGAGGCGTTGCCGGATGCAACAATCTTGCGTAAAGGCTGCCGTATTTTGCGGTATGTCAACGTTGATTTTTTGTTCAAGCAATGCTTCCTGTTGCACGATTTGGCAAAGGCTTATTTGGATGGAATTCAGTGGCCTCGTCATTTATCTATTGGTCGCTTTTGTGAATTTCGAGGAGGTTGGAATAACCTCCAACGAGCTTTTGCGAACAAGCAGTGTTATGGGTTGGATGGAAAGTATTATGATAGTTCTTGGCCGCCGTTTGTTTACTGGGCTGTTGGGAAATTGTTGTTGAGAGCGTTGGACTTGTCGATTGATGAGAGGCGCCTTTTTGATTGGATGATGATGTCTCTTCAGGAAAACCTTTGTCTTGTTAGAACAGGCGAGGTTTGGATGATGAGGAATACACACCCTACTGGTCATTTTGGCACCAAATTGTTCAATGATCTCATGACCAACATTTGTGTGGTTGCAATTCTCTTGCAAGAGTCGCGCGTACGAGCCTACGAGACTAACGTTTTACATTTTTTGAGTAAGACTCGTTGGGCTATTTGTGGGGACGATTGTGTGTTTGGTGTTGGTGAGCATTATGAGTGGCTCACTCCAATTGTGTTTTCGTCCCGGGCTGCTGAATTTGGAGTAACGTTCGAATTTGAAAATCAGCAGCCACGTGCGTCCACTGAGCTGTCTTTCTTATCAACCTCTACAGTGAGGGATGATGTGACGGGTAAGTGGTTGCCTTTGCATAAGGGGGGAAAGACTTTGACTAAACTGCGTCATAGTAAGTATGATGTGCGCTCATGGGAAGATCGTTTCCAAAGAGCCTATGGTACAATGCTTGCAGTTTGGCCGGATGTCGTCCGCCGTAAAGCTTTGGCACTTGAGTTAGAGAAAATTAAGAAGTGGCTTCCATCTGGCTCCACCTATCATCATTTACATTATGATGAATGGTTTATGCGGAATTTCTATCTCGGACTTGAATCTGGTGCGCGTAACGATACGACAGATTTAAAAAGACGCGTAGGATTTCATGCAATGGCTAAAAGCCCGGAAGCACGTAAACGTCAAAGACAACGAAGAGCTGGCCGTGCCAAGCAAGGTAGGGTCAATCATCGAGGAGGAGTTCCTGGACCTCAGCCACGACCAGCCCGTAAACGTCGGGTTAGGCAGCGTGGTTCGAAAACTGGGCCGGCCCAGACCGGGGGTTCTGTTTCAGTCAAGAGCGCAAAGGGCAGCTACTCTGCGGGCGGTGTCCCACGGCTCACAGCTAACGTCCAAAATGCGCTCGGCTTTAAGCGTAACGCTCCGTTGATAACTCATCGTGAAATGGGGTGTCATTTGCTACCTGATTATTTGCAGCCGAATTTGAATGCGACTGTTACTTTTACTGGTTCAGCAATGAACACCCTTGCTGGTGTCCCCGTTCATGCGGCGATGCCCATCACTCCGCTCTCTCTTGGTAATAACAGGTTGGCCACTATGGCTTCACTGTTTTCTGAGTGGAAACCTCGGAGCATTAGGATCCGGTATGTCCCTACGACCGGTTCCTTTGCTAATGGCAATTATATTATGGGTTACGTTCGAGATCCTTCGAAGTTACCTGTTGATGCGGCTCAGAGTGCAACTTATGTTGCCAATTACGATCTTACGGTTCTTTCAGAATATGATAAGATCGTGACAGGCATGATTTCTGCTGCTTGGGCGATGGATGTCATTAATCCAGGTGAATGGGGTGGTGAAGATTGGTTGGTTTGTTCTCAAACAAACTTTGCTGGTCTTATTTCCCGATTGAGTTCTGCTGGCACAGTTTATGGTGCCGTCTTAGGACAATGTAGTAATCAGGCAAGTGGGTCAGCCTTGATTGGCCAAACTGGCCAGTTTTGGCTTGAATATGACCTTGATTTTCGTGGGTCCAATGACGATGAGATTGCTCGAGCATTTTCGCAAGTTTTTGCCAATCTTGTTCTCAATAGCGTTACTGGAATAGCACCAGCTGCTGCTTTACAGTTTCGTTTCTTAGACGCCACTACTGGTGGTGTTATGGAACCCAATGAAGAAGTCATTGTCGTGCAGTTGACTACGGCACTCACGACATCTGTGGGTGGTCAAGTGATTGGTCGTAATGCGTTGGTTTTCCTTGGCCTTAATTCTGCCACTGGAACTTACAACGCATATGCAACGCTTGCTGATGCTTTGCATAATAGTGCGAACGTCATGAATGTCACTGTCGCTAACACCACTTCGCAATCGTCACCGGTTGCGTACTTGATGCCGATTAATAATGTTGTTTAGGGTGGTGGCGTGATTGTGGTCACCGTAGTCCTTCGTCAGGACTTTTTCTTGGGGTCCGTGATAATTTCTGGGCTTCCAATGAGTGGTGCTACCGCGTCGGGCCCCAATACTTTATCTGGTGCCATCACTGGGGCTGGGGCAACTTATTCGTTTCCTCCGTTGTTAGATTCTGGTTATTTTATGTTTTTGTATCATTGCAATTGTGTGAATCCACATGCGTTGGATCTTAATACAGTTACACCTGTTAATTGTACTGCAGCTAATCGTGCTAGTTCCCCGCTTGGTGGAACCCGATATACTTTTGCGACTTTTTTGCATGTGACTGGTGCCAATGCGACTTTTTCCTTTACTTTGCCTGCTGGCGTTTTGGATACTGGTATCACCAATGTATGTGTTATGGAGGTTGATGGAACACCTGGAATTTAATTTGTAATTTGACGTTTTATTAAGTTGGTTTGCTCATTTCCTTAAAATGAGCCGCTCTTGGTAGTAAGCATCTTGCTGAATAGAGTGAGTATGTGTGGTAAGTGGATTTGATGATTCAATGTGCGGGAAACCGTTTGATTAAGTTGAACCGTCGTTGCTTAGTAACACGAACACTCAGAGTGGTCACTTCTAG